GTGTGGACGAGGACGGCCAGCGCGGGGAGGAACAGGCACGCGAGCCACTTGCAAATCTGGTATACGGAATCAGGAATCATGTACTTCATGGTGGTACCTCCTAAATCTCGCGCTCGGGCAGCTCCATGACGCGCCGCACGAGCTGTTCGACGAAATGGTTCTCAATGCCGTTCGCGTTGCAAATGCGCTTGTAGTCCTCGTGCTGCGCCCAGAGCGCCTGCTTCTCCTCGCTGGACGCGCAGCCCAAGTCATCGAGGTACCTGTGGCACTTGTGGACTACGTCAGAACGGCTTTGCGAGCACGACAGGTTGAGCAGCGTGTCAATCTTCCCGTCCTGCTCGGCGAGCTTCTGGTCTACGCCGCTGCGCCACGCCTTGCGCTCCTCTTCCTCGCGCTTGGCGTCGCGCTTGGACTCCTCCATGCGACGGTTTATGACCGCGCTGAGCCACGTGATAATGAGTGTTGACGCAATGGGCGCCGCCCACGTGATCACTGGCGTCACGTCCATGGCTACAGCTCCCACTCGGAGCCCTCGATGGCGGCGAAGGTCATGTGGCCCTCGTTGAAGATGGTCGACCAGTTGGATGCCGCCTTGTAGGACTCGATGAGGGCCTGCGGCACGTAGACGGTGCCAGTCAGGCCGCCGTAGCCGCGCATGGGCGTGTTCTGGAGCGCGTTGACGGCATTGAGCGTGCAGACCGTCGACTTGCGCAGGACGAGGGTCTGGAGGGCGTTGCAACCGTTGAATGTAAATTGCGGGATGTTGGATACGCTGGCTGGAATATCCAGGCGGGCGATGCTCCTACAGTTAAGGAAAGCCCTCTGCCCGATGCTCGTCAGGGCGCTCGGCAACGAGGTCAGGGCGAGGTTGGTGCAGTTCTGGAACGCGTACTGCTCGATGCTTGTCACGCCGTTCGGCAGGGACGTGAGGGCAAGGTTGGTGCATCCACCGAAGGCATACTGCCCGATGCTCGTCAGGGCGCTCGGCAACGAGGTCAGGGCGAGGTTGGTGCAGTTGTTGAATGCGTAGTCGCCGATCTCCGCCACCCCGCTCGGGAGCGAGGTCAGGGCGAGGCTGGTGTAGTCCCTGAATGCGCTGTCTCTAATCTTCGTCAAGTCGCTTGGCAGCGCGGGCGTGGTGGCCGTGCCCTCGATGATGCCCTTGAGGTCGGAGCTCCCGCCGCCGCTCGGCACGTTAACCGTGACGGGGCTGTACGCATGGCCGCTCTGCGCGGTGTACGTCCCGTTGGCCGTGATGGTGATGGGGTCGACCTCGGTGCTCGGGGCGCTCGGCACCGCGACGCTCACGGGGCCGTACGCATGGCCCGTCGTGGGCGTGTACGTACCGTTCTCGGTCACGGAGAGCGAGTCCACCTGCACCGTGGGCACGTTGACGCTCACGGGGCTGTAGGCGTGGCCCGACTCTGCCGTGTAGGTGCCGTTGCTGGTCACACTGAGCGGGTCGACGTCCACCGACGGCCCCACGCCGCCGCCTATCACGTCGCGCAGCTCCTCGACGGCCTCCACCACGGTGTCGGCGGTCGGGGTACCGCCGAGCGCGGTGACTATCTCGCCGATGGCGGGGACCACCGTCTTGGCCGTGGGCGTGCCGCCGAGCGCGGTCGTGATCTCCCCGAGCGCGGGCACCACGGTGTCGGTGTTGAAGTTGGTGTCTGGCATGATTACCTCCTTGGAGTTGTTAGACCAAATACGTGACCGTGAACGGCATCCAGATACCCGTGCCCATGGCCTGAGCGCCGTTCTCGTCACCGTAGCGCTGGGCGGTCATGACGCCCGCCGCCGTGATTTTCAGGCACCACGCCGCACGATACGAACCTTGGCACTTGACGTCGATTTCCTGCGGTGGGCGCACGCCTGCTGGCAGCGTGGCGATGGGCATGTTGCCGCCCGCCGCCACCTCGGACGTGGGCGCGATGATTCCCGTGATGGTCACGAGCTGTCCCCAGCGACGGTAGCGCGGCGCGTTGGCCGTGGCGTCGTTGTAGGCGTGGCATGCGCTGTTCAACGCGAGCAGCGTCCATGGCACGTCAAGCGCGGTCTCCACGGTGCCGTCCCACTGGACTGCGTAGGCGTTGGAGCGGGCGTCATCGGCGGTTCCGTTGCCGATGATTAATGCGTAGATATCGTTGGCATCCTCTTCGTTGTAACGACCCATGGCGGTCTGGGATTCGGATGCCGCGATGGTGTCACGGTTTTGTGCGTGGGAACCTACGCCACTTGCTGTCGTACCGAAGCCCTCAGCATGGGAGCCGACGCCGTTTGCCGTCGTGTCCACGCCCTCAGCATGGGAGCCGATATCGTAGGTTGTGGTGTTGTACCCTTCGGCGTGGGAGTAAGCGCCACTCGCCGTGGTGTCGTTTCCTTCGGCGTGGGAGTAAAGGTTGCTTGCCCACGCACCGTAGCCTTCAGCGTGGGAACCTGCACCGCTGGCTGTCGTGGACCAGCCTTCGGCGTGGGAAAATTTACCTTCTGCCCTCGTATTACAACCCTCGGCGTGCGTGTAGACGCCGCTTGCAATCACGTTATACCCCTCGGCCATGCTGTAGCCGCCGAACTTGCCCCTACTATTCCTCGTGCCCAGCGTGTAGACCTTAAGGTCTGCCGATGTCGTATCGTAGGTAACGACAATCGTGGCACCAGCAGCAGGAGCAGTCGCAAAGGTGACGTAGCCATTATTCTTCGTCACGTCCTCGGCTTCCGTGCCGTCCGCAGTGACGCTATAGTTCAATGACGATGCCCTGTAGGTGAGTGAGAACCTAGTTATGCTCCCATTGCCACTGAACGTATCGACAATCGTCGCGTACCCCTCCGCATTGCGCAGGTCGCTCACGTGGAAGTAGGTATTGCCTTCCTTGTCCACGAGCTTCATGCTGTGGTAGTCCAGCTCTACGTGCGACTCGCCGTCCTTGCCGATTTGGGAGCCATCCTTGCCGAAACGCGCGACGATGTTCGCCGCCGCATCGCCTAACCCGTCGTAGAACGCCACCGCGCTTGCCGACAACGCCATGAGCGGCGCGGTCGCCTTGCGCAAGAGGAAGCCCAAACTGTTAATCAGGACGTTGTGCTCGGTGGTCGCATCGCCCGCCGCTTCCGTGACGTGGACGCCTTGGCCGTCGTGCCAGAAGTGCTGGTTTACCGCCGCCGCGATGGCTTGGGCCTCTGCGGCGATTCCTTGCGCCGCCTGCGCGATGCTGGACGCCGCGTTGCGTACCTTGGGCAATTCCCCGGCGACGAACGCCACGTCCTCAGCCGCCTTGTCCGCGATCACGCGCGCTTCCTGCGCCGCGCCATCGTCGGTGGATGGACGAGAAGCGTTGCCGTCCACCGTCGCGGTGCCGTTGTCAATCGTGACGCTCACCACGTCACCCTCGGTCACGGCAACCATGGACGCCGTGCACGGTGTCTCTTCCTCGCCGTCAAACAACTGCACCCACACGGTGCCATCATCGTCCACGCGCGTCACGGTGCCCTGCGCACGCTCTGCGGGCAACCCCGCATCGCGTGACACGAGCGCCGCGAGCTTGCGCGCGATGTTGTGCGAAATCACTACACCACCCCCTCAAGCGCCGCCGTCTCGCTCACGACCAGACCGTTTTTGCAGTCCAGCGTCTGCGACGTGACGCGCAGCGCGCCGTCGATTCCCGCGCTCGGGATGCGCGCGCGTACCAAGTCCCCAGGTACCACGTCGGGCGCGAAATCGCGCGTCCACGAGTACTCACGAACGACCTGCGTGCGCAGCTCGGTGAGCTTGCGTTCGGCGTAGCCCTCGAATGACTCGCCGTCGATGCGTTTGGGCGCCGCGTCCACCTGCTCAACCACGTATCCGCGCGAAACGGTGGACGTGGGGCTGGACGGGTCGGTGTTGCGTGCGTAGTGCGCGCGCGTGCCCTCGATGGCTACATACACGTTCGGAACGTCCGTGAGCGCCGCGTCCAGCTCGATTCCGTCCATGACGTTGGATGGCGTCACGTCCAGCGCGGTGTCCGTGGCGGGAGCGCACACGCTGACCTCGCCGCGACCGTTGACGCGCAGGCGCCACCCCGCCGCGTCCAGCACTTGCCAGACGCCGCTAAGGATGGTTTGGCCCGATTTGAAAACGACGTGATCGCTGAGCTTGAACGAGCCATCCGCGCTAACAGGCGCCGCGATGCATGCGCGCAACTGCTCGGCGCACCATGCCGCGCCATCGGTGCCTTTTGGTGCCGTCTGCCCGCGCAGGAAGTGACGCTTGGTCGCAGGCCAGAGGACGCTCAGGCCCTTTGCGATCGTCGTGCGCCACCCACGCGAGAAGGTGTCCGTGCCATCGGCGAGAAGCACCGTGGCGATGGGCACGACCTCGGACTCGCCGCCCTGCTCGATTTCGGCTTCCACGCGCACCCAGCCGCCGCGAACGCCGCCGGTTCCCACCGTGGAGATTTGCAAGTCCGCGCTTTCCAGTGCGTCCGTGGACGAGCGGGAGATAGCGACGGACGTGATACCCGCCACCTCTTCCACGCTCTCCCACGTGGCTGGGTCTACGCGGCGCACGCGCCATGTGGCGCTGTATGCCCTAGACCAATCAGCCATTGTCAACCTCTTCCACGGGGTCTGCCATGAACTCGGTCGTGAGCTCCAACTCCTGCGCGCTGATGGACGCCGACACCTTGAAGCTGCTAGCCGTCCATGCCACGGTGCCAACGGTGACGTGCGCCATGTAAGCGCTGCCATTGGACACGCGCACGAACGCGGGGCCGTTCCACTGCGCGAGCTCGCGTAGCGCGGCCTGCTGCTCGGACGTGTCGGTGCGCACCATGACGCCCGCGAGCTTTGCCGTGCGCTTGGTTCCGCGCGCCCACGCGCCGCCCTGCGTGCCGTCCAGGTGGGTGATGGACGAGAAGTCCTTGGCCCATCCGTCATTGCCTTGCAGGTCGTATTGGATCGCCACGGAGCGACCCACGCCCCAATCGACGCGCAGAAGGTCGCAGCGCAGCTCGTACGATTCGTCCGTGTAGTCCAAATCGCCGTCAGCCGTGCGCGTGACCGCGCGATACGTAGGCGTCCAGTCGCTTCTTGTCTCGCAGTAAGGCGCATAACGGTCATGCGCCGTCGTGCCGAACGCACGACCTTCCGCGATCATGTACGCGCCATCGGGTGTCACGCGCCAAAGGTCGTACACGTCGGTAGACGCCGCGCCATCAGGCGCCGCCACGGTGATGTCCGCGCTAAGCTCGTCAGCGTCCACCGCCACGGTGACGGTCGGCGCGACGGCTTGGTGCTCCCACGCCACGCTGAATTCCTGCGCGTCCAGCTCTGCGGACAGCCCCGTGGATTCGTCGGTGATGGAGCCGCGCAGCTCGTACGATGCGCCATCTCGCAAGTCGACGCCCTCGGGCAGCGTGACCGAACCGGAAGCGGAACTAATTGCGAACGCGCCAGACCACACGGTGAGTCCCGTGGGCTGGGCGTCGTGCAGGTCATCAGCCGCGCACCCCTGCGCCACGATGGCGAGCGCCGCCGTGACGGAGTGCGTCATGCCGCTAAAGGCGAGCGTGATTGGCTGCGCGGTGACCGTCTCTGACACGCTGAAAGCCCCAGCAGGGGCCGTTGCCACGGTGAACTGGCAAGTATTCGAGTTGGCCCACGCGGCGCCCGTGGACACGCTCACAACGACGCTGTGCGCGCCATTGGTGAGTGCGTTGATGGTGGCGGCAGGGATGGACGCCGCCGTGCGCTTGCCCGTGCCAGACAACACCACCTTGCCGTCCAGCGACACGCGCCATTCGCGCTGGGGGCTCGTTCCGTCGTGCGCCCACGAAACCGCGAGCGAGCGACCACGCACCGCAACGTCCGCGACGGACGCAGACACGGTGCCAACGGGGCCGTAGGGCGTGGCGGTCTTTGCCGCGCTCCAATCGCTGTAGACCCTATCGCCGTTGCCCTCCACGAAAGCGCGCGCCCTGAAGTAGTAGCGCGTGCCCTCGGTCAGGCCCTTGACGTGGACGGTCGTAGACTTGCCGTATTCGGTGATTTCGTACGACTGCGGCGAGTCGGTGGACTCCCACGCATCCGCATCGTCCGACCATGCAAGCTCCGCGCCATCGCCGCCACGCGAGCGCGCGATGGTCACGATGACCGTCTCGCCGTCCTCGCCCGTGGTGGCCGCACTCACCGTCGCGGTGCCGACGCTGTATTGGTGTGGCTCGATGCTGAAGCACACCTTGTCGCTGTAGGCGCCGAACGTCTCGCCGTCCACTGGCCTTACCCTGAAGTAGTAGTTGATGCCAGGTTCCAAACCGTACACGAACCAATGCACCGTCGTGCCGCCCGTTGTGGTCACGCACGTGTCGGGCTCGTCGTTGGACGTCCACGCGTAGTACTTGTCAGACCAGCTAATCTCAACCGCGTCATTCGCCTGCGTCTTGGAGATGGTCAGCTCAGCGCCGTCCAGCCCCACAGTCTCGATTATCTCGGTGATGCGCGCACGGCCCGTGTCGGCCGCCACGATCACGGACATGATGTCGCAGTAACGACCGTACTGCTTCTCGTTGTTCGTATTTACGACGTATGGACGGACGCGGACGTAATAGCGCGTGCCCACGGTCAGCGCGTCAAGGTTGCGCGTCCCGCTCGCCGCTTCCGTGTCCAGCTCGGCAATGGTCGGGCCGCTCGTGGAGTTCCACGCGCCGCTGAATTCAGACCAACTAAACTCGATGCCGCCGCCCGCGCTGTAGTCCTTGCGCTTCCACTTGAGCACGGCAGCGGTTCCCGCCGCGTTGCTTTCGAGCGACACGATGGACGCCGTGCCAGCAGACACCGTGGGCGCCGCGCTGTACAGGCACTTGGCCCACGTGGGCGGGCCGTACTGCGTGTATCCGTCACGGATGGCGGCAACACGGTACCACGTGCGCAGGCCGTCTTGGCTCACGCCATCGGCCCACGTGTCCATGAGTCCCGCGCAGTTTCCGTTGTCCACGGCACCTTCCACGTCGGCCCAACCCTCTTCCGCAGCCGCGTCCTCGGCGTTGGTCGATTCGGAGTCTTTCAAGCGCTGAAGCTTGAGCTGCGACGGATAGACCTTCGTTCCGCTCTTGAGCGTCACGATTCCTTGGTCTGTGATGGGAATGATTACCGATGCCGTTGTCAGCACGTTCTTGGTCACGTAGGAGATGGACGGCTTGCCAATGAGCGGTCGGTTCGGGTGGCAGATGATGTATGACGCGCTCGCCGCTTCCGAATCGCCGCGCATGCCGCGATTCTTTGCCGTGCAGGTCACCTTGACGGCTTGCCCTGCGGTAAGGCTGGACGCGTTGGCAATGTCCTGCGGGAGCGCGCGCGTGGTGGCCGTGGCGTGCGAGCCATTGAGCAGCATGGACGTGCCGCCGACGCCCTCGCGCTTAATCCACGCGATGGAGTCATAACGATGTTTCGCGCCGTCCACGTTCTTGCACGTGACGGTGGCGGTCACCTTGCCGGTGTTTGAGTTGTACGCCATCGTGACGGTCGGCTTTGCGGGGACGCCCATGTCCAGCGTGGCGTCTGCCGCTGGGCCGTAGCCCTTGGAGTTCTTGGCGCGCACGCG